CTAGGGTTTGTGCTTGATCTGCTCTTAAAACACCACCTGCACCCTTTAAAATACCTTCTGTTATTTCTTTCTCAGTAGCATTGGCTATAATACCTCTAGCAATCTCTTTTTTAATAGTTTCACCCATTACTCCAGATTGTTTAATAAAAGCAGACCTATCTATATTAACTAAAGCAGTTAAAGCCTCCCCTGTTACTGCTCCTGTCATTTCCATTCCTTTTAATACAGATTGATATTCTAACATTAACCTATCTATATCAGCTTGTAGGTTTAGTTTGTTAAGAATTACATCCTCCATATCTAACCCTTGAAGTACAAGCAGTATTTCATTCTTAGTAAGTCCTTGTTTCTGTAAATCAAAAACCTGTTTTACAAGTTCTTTCTGAACTCTTTCTATTGCTTTAGCAAATTGGTCTGGTGCGTTAGCCACCTTGTAGTGCCTCTAATAGTGGATTATTATTAGGTGATTGAGACTGTTCTGGTTCTAATTCTTCCATCTTTAAAGCCAACTCAGCCTCATCTATATCTGGATTAAACTTTCGTATAAGTTCTTCACGAGTAATAAGATTATGTTCCATCATAAACTCTAATTTGTTGCGTTCTTCTGTCCATGTCATAGGAAAGCCTACCTCTGGGTAATCAACACTATACTTCTCAGATAAGTTTGTGCCTTCGTGTACGCTTAATAGTTCTCTATCTATTTCATATCTTTCATGCTCAAAATCTCTAAATACAGGGATGTCTGACTCTCTTGTTTCTATATTGTCTACAGAAAGAATCTTTAATGCCTCACCACTTGGTGGTGCAGAGGACTCACCCCATCTAATTGTTAAACTATGGTTCTGCCCTACTTGGTTGATTAAGTCCTTAACAGATTGAATCATCTGAGTTAGATTAGCACTTGGCGAAACATACTGCATGGATGCACCCTCTGGAAGAGCAATCAAACGATCTACACCAAACTTTAAATAAGGTGGTATCTCTGTATCTAGTCCTGTAATCACAGGAGAACCCATCATTAACCTTGTAGCAATCATTACTTCTGTCCACGCATTAGAGGCATGAACAGCACAACGAGTAACATCCGATGCACTTGTGTTAAACTCTACTTTAGATAATGGGATAAGATTGTAAGGGTTTACCATCTCTAAGTTATTTCCTACAGGCATCATTTTACCATTTACATTAAAACGGAAGTGCATACCTTGCTCACCATCTAAAGGCTTACTCCAGAAAGCGAACTGCCTATCTCCATTAAAATCTCTATGTATTTCATAACTAACCCCATACACCTCACCATCATATACATACTCTTTCACAATAGGATGTATCTTATATTCAATGCGTTGTGTCTTTGGGTTGTACATACTCTGTAAGTGACAACTACCAAGTAGCCAAGCAAGTTCTCCAAACTCCCTAACCTTAGAATCAAGATTGTGAGTTTTTTCATTATAATATTCATTGAACTCACCATTGATAAATCTTTCAGCAGGTTCTTTTAATAGCATAAGTCTACTCTTAGCAAATCGCTTTACAAGTGACATTAATACAGGTGGTATCTGTGATAAAGACTCTGTACTAAAATATTGTTTTATATGTTCATCAAGATTTCTATTATAGTAAAAGTCTAATGATGTATTTTTCTCAGCTAAAGCATTATCTAATGCACTATATTCTGCATCCTTAACTGAGCGTAAGACAGCCTCTTTTCCGAGGTCTGGGAGCATTATTTTATCGTGTAATTCCATTATAAACCTTTATGATATGGCATATTCATTCGCCTCTACAAATTCTCTTATTACTTCCCCTATTTTCTCTTCATCTCTTAATTCTAATTTCTTACC